GGAAAGTCTATCCCCGCAGCTCCTTCTCTGGAAGGGAGTTTGATGTGGTGTGTAATGGGTGGCGAATGATGAACAGGGCCATAGATATGTTCTGGAAATAACTCGAGCCACGTTTTCAGCGTAGTGGTTTTTAACATCGGATAGGAGTTTCTTACAATAACAAACCGAGAATATTTTATGCCATCTCTAGGACTTGGTTTTTGTTGTATCGCTCTTTTAAAAATTTCAGCACAACACGCATAGGATTTACCTGAACCGACAGGACCGATCAATCCTCTAACAAAACTTTTATCCTGTAGAAACTTCCAGATCGTAGGCGATTTGCTAAAGTCAAGTTTGAGTCCTGGTATGTTATTCTGCATCTATGATACTCCTGAAGATTTGTTCTGCGATTTGTGGCACGATTGAGTTTCCGAGTGCTTTAATTCTGTTGGTTCTATCTGAGTGTAATTCATAGGATACCCCATTAGGAACTCCACGAAGTTTGGATTCAGTTTGCCACCAGGTTGCGGTGGGTTTTTCTCCTGCATTAAGTTTCCCACTATTGAGCTTCTGTTCTTCTTGCGAAGGATAAAACCCCCAGATTTTGTTCTCTCCACTCTCTTTGATTGTTCCCCTCCTACTTCGCAACCTACTGTCGGTGTTGGATACATTGTTTCGTAACGGACTCTTGATGCTAAATTTGACATCTTCTTTTGAAAATTTTTCTGGTCCATTTCCCTTGTTGTCTGCGGTGGTGTGCGATCCTCGTATTGAGCTGGTGTTGGATACATTGCCATTGTCTGTGGGTCTATTTGTTCTCTCAGATTGGAGGGACGAGTTCTCCCTTTTCTGTGACCCTGTTGCAGTTTGAGTGTTCCCTCTTTGCTCCTTGGTGGTAGATGATCCATTGTGTTGGGAGTCGCATACATGTGATTCCCCCAACTCCCTTGATCTCTCTTGTACATACTGGGAGCACCTTGATTCGCAGTTGCTGTTGGAGTGTGCAACAATCCAGACTCGGTTTCGTTGATGCCACGCACCGATGCCACTAGCTGGAATAACAAAACATTGGACTTTGAAACCTTCACTTTCCAAGTCATTGTGCACCTGTCGGAGGACCATGCCGTCTTCGATGTTAATAATGCCTTGCACATTTTCCCCAATAACCCACCTTGGTTTAACCTCGGAAATGACTCGTAACATTTCTGGCCAGAGATAGCGGTCATCGTCTGTTCCCTCTCTCTTTCCCGCAACGGAGAAAGGTTGACAGGGGAATCCTCCTGAAATAATGGTAGCTGCACCAAAGTCTTTTCCATTAACTTTCCTTATATCGTCTATGATCGGAACATCGCTCCAATGCTTTTTTAAAACTTTTTGACAAAATTCATCCTTTTCTATAAACCCTATTGTTTCAATTCCATTTCGTTCAGCACCTAAACTAAAACCTCCTATACCTGAAAACAGATCTAATAATTTATGATTTGTCCTCACTCGGACCTACCATCTTTATATCAATCACCGCTGGTTTATCCGCATCCTGTTCTGCATCCAGCAACCCAGCCGACTTTGCTAACATCTGCAACACTCTCACCTTATCAATCATCTCAATATCCAACGTGCCATCTTGTAAAATACGAATCCTCTTAATCGCACCCAACGCTGATTTAGGAATATCCTTTATATCCCTGACCTCCGTTATCGTCTTGCCTTTCTCATCCGTACTCCAAGACACAATGTCCGTAATGTTCGCAGTCCCTAAATTAATCAGCTCTTGAGCCAACGATTCTCGATTCTGATAAATCACCTCACTCCCCTTGATCCTTCGTTTGATCTGACGAACAGAAGCAAAATTTTTCAAATTAGGTAAGACTCGTTTCACCATCTAGTAATCCATCCCATCCGAGAACCTCTGAGGATTTGACGAAGGTTGTTGATTATTGTTTTCTCTTGGTTTGAGTAACATCGCTCTCGTTACCAACTGTCCTCGATCGTTCATCTCTGGTAATGGCAAAGAGTTAAATAGCAAATCCCAGCCACCCGTTTTTTCATTTTTAAAAGCAGTACCTATCGTATGCCAAATAGTTTTCCCGTCCTTACCATTGCGAGGACAAGTGATATTCATTTTTTCTTTCATAAAAGCTCCTGGTTAAAAGTTGAAAAATATTTTTGTGGTATCCCCCTACTACTATACGCAGGGGGGAGGGGGTGTATACGCCTTGCAGACCGGCACTTTTTTTTTTGCGTAACGTAAGCTTTTGTCATACGAATATAAAATAAATAATTCCTAGAGGGTCGTCTATCGTTTATACAATTATTATTCATCGATGTATATTCCTGAGTTTTTTAGCTAAGTCTTTAATTAGTTCAGCTGGCGTTCCCTCTTTCTCATCTAAGGAACTCAGTACTAATCCAAGAGGATAGCTTGGTAGTTTCTGTTGGTTGCGTTCAAACCTTAATAATATTCTTTTGATTGTCTGCATTAAAACTTTACTTGGAATCTTATACTTCATGATCTTAGTCATTTGACTCCAGTCCTTTTGATTAGGAATAAATTGAGATTTGTAGACTTCAAAATGTATTACTTTGAACATCCTCATCAATACCATCTCATTAACTTCTTCTTCTCTAATAGAGTTATTTTTATTATTATTAATTGAGTCTAGTTCTATGAGTCTAGTTTTAGTTGTCCTTTCAACAACTTTTGAGTTGTCCTTTAGACAACTTGTTTGGTCTTTTTTTACATGTTTCATCAAGTGTTTTATTGTATCATTTTCTTCTGCAATTTGGAGCTTTGGATCGTTGTTTAAAGCGATAGATTTGATCTCTTTATCCGATGCAATTGGATCATATAAGATACGATAGATTGATGATTTATGTGTTACATTTTGATAAAGTGGTGATCCTTTTCTGAGTCTTTTGATGTATCCCCAATCGATAAGTTTAGCAATGACTCTTGAGATATTACCTTTGTTACTTTGTGTTTGTCTGGCGATGTAATCGTAAGTGGGAAAACAGACTCCTGTGTAGTTATCAGCAAGAGAACACAATACGGATAAGACCAGGTATGTTTGAGGTTTTCGACAGATTCTTTTATCATTCAACGCTCGTCTGGGAACAACTGTAAATGGACCGCCCTGATAGATAGAAACCACATCATGCTTTCCGTTGCTGAGTATTTTTCGCTTTCTTTTATCTTCGTAATCAGTAGGTTTATTCATAGCAAGGTTAGACATAATCGGATTCTTTAAGTTCTTTGATTGCTATTGCTTCATAGCTTTTGACATGATCGTTTATGAGTTGTTGTAATAATGCACCATAGCTCAGACAGTTAAGTTCCTTGGACAGATACTTAGTTTGTATTTGTTGAACATTGAGCTTTTCTTCTTGTAAACACCACAGCAAAAACTCTACTGTTTCTGTAACAATGAGTCGGTAGGTTTCACTATTTTTATTGATCTTCATTTTTTACCTCTGTATCGCTTGGCAAGTCATTTAAATCATATTGTATTGGACGGACATTGTTTGCTTCCTGGTGGCTCTTAATTTCGTTTTGAAGACACATTTGATAACGAGAAAGATACCATTGGGATTTTTTAAGATCCTCGAGTTCTTTTTCTTTTCTTTGAATGGTTGGTAAGTGTTTGTGTTTATGTTTAAATCGGTAAGTATACTTGTAATGTGAACCGAGCAAGAACGCTTTGAATCCAGAAGTGCCTAAACGATCCTCGATAAATTCGATATTGCTGATGCGACCTTGTTGATAGTGTTTTGGATTGATGTTATTTTTTGTCATGTTCTCTTTTTTGTAATTGTTTTATAAAATACATTTTATCGTTCATAATTTTATTTCTACAATCAGGACAAATGTTGGCCAAATTGTGTTGATGAGTGAGTGTGCCATAGTGCTGTTCATAAGTATTTCTCTTAGTAAAAATCTCTTTTGCATCACACAATTCGCATTGAATTTCGTCTGTAAGGTTCATGAATTCATCCCTTTGTTTAGGCACTCCATACATATAACATTGTGTTTACCTGCTTTGACCATTCTTAGATCTGTAAAGAGTTGTTTAGAGTTTTCATAATATTCTTTCTTTCCACATAAAGAGCATTTAATATAGATCATATTTCATGAATGATTACGTTGTATTGTGCTTCGGTAAGTTTCTTTTTTAATTTATAGACTTGAGTTCTATACCCCTTTACATCTTCATAAATGATCGTGCCGAGTTTATGATCATAATAAGCAAAATCAGCGGTGTAGGTACAAATAAACTTTTCATTGAGTATTATTTTAAATTTGGGTTGTAAAATTAAATCAGAAATAAATTTACTGTTTCTTAACATGGTAAGTTCTCGGTAACGATTAGCTTCTTTTTTTGAGTGAAAGCGAATGTCATCAACAACAGTAATGGTGTTACGATATTTATTAAATGCGTTCATTTTTTTTGGAGCAAAAAAGGTTTTGCGAAGGCAGGGGGAATCAAATGTTCTTGCACTCGTTTGATAGATAATTTGTCTTGTGGGGTAGGGCGATGCTGAAATTTTTTACGGGCATCTTTTTTATCATAACAGACATAGCCTTCGACATTGGGTAAGCGTTTTTTCAACGTGTCTAATATGTAAATTACATCGCTACATTGATTAAGCTTTCCAATATATTGCTCTTCGAGGTTGGTCGGATCGTTGCCAATCAATATAAATAAAAAGACTGCTTCTTTAATCATGGGATAAAACTTGTTTTATTAGGGGTTTCTGATCCATTTTAACGCCCTCAGAGACGAAGTGATCGATCAATCGATTCATAGAAATACGATTACTTTTTGATTGCTCTTTCAGCTTTAAATAGGTTGCATCGCTTATACGAATATTCATTTGTCGCATTACTGACATACCTGATGAAAGGCTGTGAATCCATAAACAGTAATAGCGGGTCTATTTTGTGCCGGACTTATTCCTTTATATTTAAAAGCACAATCATAGGTTGCATTATTGTGCAGCGTTTGCTTCATAAATTGTATATTTTCTGGGTTCACTAAATTAAACACAAATAAAATTGTAAAAAAAATTGTCATTCACTTCTCCTATTGAACTAGAGAGAGCCAATATTATAGGGGGTAAGGACTAAAACATCTCTCTCTAGTTTTATTTATAATCGCTAGATTTAACTGGAAACAAAAAAAAAGTTACATCTAGCTCTTGTATAACATAGCATAATACTATATATATAATAGTAGGCATTTTTGCCTAGTGGCAATTAAGCCAAAAGAAAGGAAACATAAATGAAAACAATGAGTAAAGAAGAATCAATGTTATCAGACTTAGAAATGAGTGCTAGTTCATTAGAAAGATATTTTAATTTTTTCTATGAAAATGGAGATAAAGAAATAGCTGACAAAGTTTATGATGTTGTTGATTTTATTTATGAGCAAATAGAACAAAATCCAAATTACAAATCTATTTATAAATAATAAAACATGGTCAAGGGGCTACACCATAAGTTAGCTCCAAAAGAAAGGAAACATTATGAGTATATTTAAAACAACAGAAGGGAAGGAACATAAGGGCAAATTTGTAGGCTACCTTCGAGTGTCCACCGAGGATCAGGATTGTATGCGACAGACCCATAGTATAAAAAAATATTTAAATGGCGGAGATTATACCCTTTCTTTTTATAAAGAAGAACCCATGTCTGGTGCAACCGATCCTTATACTCGTCCGCAACTCATGAAAGCAGTTGAGCATTGTCGAAAGCAGAAAGCAACACTTGTGTTTGCGGACTTAGAAAGGTTATGCCGAACCATGTGGATGACGTTACGATTTTTAGATGAAACTATCAAACAAAATAGGATTAACTTTATTGTCTGTAACGACCCAAGTATTTCAGAAGATCCCATGCGGTTACACATGAAAGCGTTATTTTCTGAATGGGAACGTCAAAGAATATCAGAACGAACCAAAGCTACCCTCGATGCGTATCAAGAGCAAATTAAAACGCAAGGGTACTTTCGATCAAAAGATAAAGTGATAAATAAAAAAGTAATCAAAGGTCGCAAGATAACAAAGTTAGGAACGCATAGTAAAATGGATAAAGCTAGACAAAAAGCAGGGGAGGTAACGATGCAAAAAGCAGACACGTTTGCTCAAGAAATTGCTTTTCATTTAAATGATGCTTACACAAATTGCGTGTCTTTACATGAGATGAGTCACTATCTTAATGAACGCAACGTCCCAACGCCGGGACAGCGTTGGAAAAAAAAAAGAGAAAACGCAAAGTGGTATCCATCGAGCGTACGAAATATGTTAAAGCGATTAAAAATAGGAGAGTATAATGAGAACTAATTATGCACCCCCCCCCGAAAATCGTTGGTATCTGCGGGTCTCAGCACCAATGTTCTCAGCCTACGGGAGAATATAATGATCACTAACTTTCCTCATGGTAAAATCTGGGCAGAATATCTCTCCGATAAATATGCCAATGTTGGTTCTGAATCGGATGTATTATGTTCGGATAAATTTAATACGGATGAAAAAAAAATACTAAAATATTTTACGCAACCGACAAAATTTACCACTTGGTTATTCATAATGAATAGTCATTATCAAAATATTCCTATTACTCGAAGAGCAATTGAAAAGCATACAGGCAATTCTCAATCGACAGTTTTACGATGTTGTAATGAATGTGCGGAAGCAGGATACATCATTAATACCCGTGAGCTTTCTGAGAATATTACGACCTACATTGTGTCGGAACACATGGTTGCGTTATGGGAAAAATATATTGATTATCGACTCGATCACATTTTAAAATTTGAAATGGATTTATCGATTCGCTTACGCAGAACGGAACAAACAGTATTCAAAAAGAAGATAGTAAAATGATATTTATTTACTACAATAAAACTTAGGGAGATTATTTATGACACTATCAGATAAATATATTCAAGCTTTAATTCAAGCAGAAAAAAAATCAAAGAGTCAACAAAATGACGAGGACTATTTGAAGTATAAAAAATTTATGCGTTCGAGTTCTCGGATTACGATTCCGTTAACCAACTTAAAAAATCTAAAAACCGCTCATGAAATGATAGGATTACTGCATGAAGAATTAGGCAGTATCCTTCAGTCAAAGCACTCTGTGTTTGAGAAGATATTCATGGCGGGATATTCGGTAACTGTTTGCGGTCAACACTTAAAACAAGCGGCAGATCCGAAAAATTTAGGGGTACATTTTAAGGGGACACGTTAGTTTTATGAGACAACGACAACCACAACATATAGTGTATCGTAACATTTTTCCCTCTAGGTTTTGTATAGTACCATTTAACCAGAAAGGAGCAGTCTATGCCTAACAAACCAAACATATCTATTTTTTCTAACCAAAAAGTAACGCATAATATATATTACGAATCGTCAGTAAAAAACACTAGATATAGTATTTTAGTTGAATGGTTGATGAAACTTTTTAAACACCTAAAATCCTATTACACTCTAGCACAGAATACAAGAATTTTTAATTATCTATTTGAGTGTTTCACTCTTTTGGGATTGTTTGTATTTTTTTATTTTCTTACATTTTTTGTCTGTGCTTTTGACGATGCGTGTAGTCGTTTTTATTTGGGAGGTCTATAATGGTTGCTCCTAAAAATAAATATAGTCGAGATGGTTTTGAAGTAGGTGCTTCTAAAATTTCAACGATTGTTCTAGGTCAAAATGATTTTGGTTTGACACGGGAAGATATAAGAAAGACTTTTGTTGAAATCAAAAATAATCCTGATGTGATTCAGCTTGAAAGTAAACAAAACCAAAATGCCAAAGATCGAGGTAACTATCTGGAGGATGGTATCGCTCATTGGGTATCTGATACTTTAGATATTTTATGTAAAGGTGAAATAAGTGTTTCATTTATTAAACCTAAAGATGCATTTCGTTTACCTAAATATAAAATGGCAGCATCGCTTGATGGTATATTAGAAGTGCATGGCGGTTCAATACACTATGACGATCCGCAAACGGGCAAAACTTTTACATTATCTGGCAAAGGTGTTTGTGAAATAAAAACTCAAGGCTACAACGATCATGTTACTTATGAACATATTTTACAGCTCCAAGCTCAGATGTTAGTCTCTGGATTCAAATGGGGTGTCATCGGCCATCTTGGTCCTCGACTTAAAATGCAGATGTTTGTGTTTGAATCAAGTAAAGAAATACAGAAAAAAATTATGGAGCGAGTCAAAGATTTTTGGCGGAGGGTAGATTCAGATAGACCTTATCCAATCATTGCTGAGTCAGAACAGAAAGTTTTTTCAGATTGGTCAAACGATGATAAAGGATTAACTCAACTCTGTAACGATTATGATCTTGCAAAAGATGAAATAGAAAAGTGGACAGCTACTAAAGATCAAGTAGGCAATGCCATTAAATCTATACTCAAACAAGAAAACTGTAACTATGTCAAACTTAGAGAAAAGCAAATAGCGTGTGAATTGATTACTCGGAAAGCAACAGTTGAAAAAATTGTACCCGCTAAACCCGCAAGTCAATATGAAAAATTAACAGTAAAAGGAATCAGCCATGAGTGAATTAGCAAATCAATTACAACAAGTAATCTTAAAAGGAGATTTGAGAACCTTATCAGATCAGGAAAAATTAATCTATTATAAAAATGTATGTGATAGTTTGGGTATCAATCCTTTAACTAAACCTTTTGATTACATTGTTTTAAATAATAAACAAACTTTGTATGCTACTAAAAATTGTACGGATCAATTACGATCACTTCATAAAATAAGTATCGCAGTTAAAGACAGAAAAATAGATAATGGTTTATTAACTATTGTTGTTGAAGCAGAAGATGCAAAAGGAAGAAAAGATTCTGACATGGGATTTGCAAATGTGCAAGGACTTCGAGGAGATCCTCTTGGAAATGCCATGCTCAAAGCAGTAACGAAAGCAAAAAGAAGAGTAACTCTGTCAATTTGTGGACTCGGTGGATTTTTAGATGAAACCGAAGTAGAAGATCTCCCTCAGAGAGCCGTCAGTAAGCAAAAGCAAGGCAAGATGACTCCTACTACTCGGGATGTATTAAAGCGAATAGACGAATCGGATACTCTTTTTTGTACACTATTATTATTAGACAATAAAAAAATTGCGATAGAAACTTCAGTAATAGCTTGTCAGACCATCAATGAGATAGTTTTGCAAATCATGACAGACTCTGATTCTGAATTGACCAAAGAAAACAAGATTGAAAAAATAAATAAATTTTTTGAAATTAACAAGGACGTTGTGGAAAAGTTGAAAATAAAAGAACCAGATTCAATAAAAGAAATAAGAGAAAAAGTTAGAGGGTTTTGTCATGGCTAAAGAACTTACTCCGCAAAGTAAACGGGTCTTAACTTTTATAAAAGAGTATATTGATCGAGAAAAATTTTCTCCATCTCAGTTGGAAATTGCAGAACATTTTAATCATAACTCTCATAGTGCAATTCAAAAAACTTTGCATCGTCTTGAACAATTAGGATTAATTGAAAGAATCAGGGGGAAGTCCCGGTCTATTCGTTTGAAAAAACTAGACTAAAGTTTCAACAATAGTGGCCAAAGACTTTGCTCGATTGGGGGTTTGTTGATGCCACTTTGAATCAAGCATTTCTTTAGCAGCACATTTAAAATCTCTTCGATCAAAAGCTTTCCACATTTTTTTAAATTTACGGACACCATTTTTTCCTAACTGAAAGACCATTTCAATAATAACTTCTTTTCCTTTTAAAGGTATTGCTCTTTCACCAATCAATTCTTCTGCCCCCGCAACCGCTTGTTGAAAATCTTTTTCAAAATATTGTTCTAATACATCAATTTCATAAGACTCATCTTCATCCCAATTCTCATGTTCTAAACACAAATGACCCCAACCCACAGTAAGTTTTCCAAGACTATCTTTATAGCAATAGTTTCTAAATCCCTCATGCGTTTTTATTCTTTCTTTAAGTTTATCAAGCATTATTTATCCTTGAGTTTATGATAAAGCGTTTGCACTAAATCTGTTTTACGATATCTTCTATCTAATTCTATGCCATGCTTTCTACCTAATTTTTCTAACTCATTTTTTGTCATGATTTGTAAGTGAGTTATCTTTAATTTCTTTTTAGGTTTTACAAAAAGATTTTTTAAAAAACTAAACATACATCCTCCTATTTGGTATCTGTTTTTTTATACTTATCAAAACTTCGCAATCCTGAAATTCCAAGAAGTCCAAATAACAATGGCATCATTACAGACATATCAGCTTGAGGAATATTTACACCAAACCCCGCACAAATCGGAGAGATCATATAATTCATCATTAAAGATAAACCGCAGATCCACCCAATCAGAGGTCGCCAAGATGATTGAAACCAATTGCCTTTTGCTTCTTCTTTATTAACTTGTATTTGTTGCTTTGCCAATTCCTGTGCATGGCGTTCTGACATGGTTGCTATATCATGTGCCAGTTTATTTTTCTGATCTTTGTCCTCTATGAATTTATCTAATAATCCAGCAACAGGACCTATAAGTGCTTGTAACATTTTACCTCCTTAGTTAAAACCATTTAAAAATTCTTCCATAAATAACAATGCAAATAATCGATAAAATAAAAATTAACCCTATACCAATAATCTTTTGTAATTTTTTTCGTTCAGCAATCTCTTGTTTAAGTTGTTCTTTTTTCTTAGCTCTTAATCTTGCAATCTCTGCTTGAAGTAGCTCCCATTCTTTCAACCCGTTATCGGCATACAGTAAGAATAATTCTCTTAATTGTTTTCTTTTATCAGCCAATTCTTTACGTCTTAAATATGCAGCCATCGCATCTTCTTCAATAGATGATAATCCTAACTTTGCTAATATCCCACCCTTGCCCTTATTACTCGCATGAAGATCTAATGAACTTTCAGCATTCGCCCATTTATAAACTTCTCCTGCCATATCATGAATTTGTTTTCCCGTTTTAATGCCTTGTTCAATTAATCCTATTGCTGACTTACAAGCTGCCCAGGCACTCAATGGATCAAGCATTTTATCCCTTTATAAAGATTGATATTAAAGCTACAATGACCGCAATGGTATTACCCATAATAACTGTTTCTAATCTTTTGATTCTGGATTTTAGATCTGAAATATTTTCATGAATATTGTTATATCTTTCCAGACACACTTCCTCATGCTTGGATATCCTTGCTTCATTCTTATCTGCTTTAGTTACCATAGTCCTATCCTCTATCGTTTATACTATTTTTTTCCTAACAAATCTTTGTCCGCTTTTCTCGCTCCACCTTTACCTGATACAAAAGATTTTACTCTTCCCATTGCCCAGCTGTGTGCTGAAGTTTTCGGTCTTGATCCTGATGAATAGTAAGCTCCAAGTGTATCCCCCAAAGGGGTCACAGTCCTCTCCTGTATACTTTATTTAAAGTGCTTTCACTAAATCTTGAAGCTCCTGGTATTTTTGAATATTTACTCATTTCTTTTTACTCCTTAATTTTTTAAGATCTGCTCCTGTTATTTTGTTTCTGGGTTTAGCAACCGCAGCTAACTTTTTTTGTTTTGGACTGTATTTACTAAATGGCATTTTATTATCCTTTACTTCGTTGTTTACTAATTTTATCCATCATTGCTTTTGTAAGTTTCCCTTGCCTATAAAGTCTAGCAGTTCTCTTAATCTCTGCTTCTCTAGCTTTAGGATTCTTTGCACCAGATACATATTTCTTTGGTACACCACCCTTAGTTTTAGGCACAGGATCAAACTTACGCATCAATGTTCTTTTGTGTCGCATTATTTTTTCTTCTTTTTTTTATCAGTCATTTTCTTTTTTTTTCCATAATGTCCTGGCATAAGAACTCCTTTCTAAGTTGTTGGTTTTGTTGGGAAAGTAATTGCGTTTGCTTCATCGATCGTTGTTACATCTTTTGTTATATCTCGTAATTTTGTGCGATACGTTTGCCACTCTGTTTTTTTTGCATCTGTCAAAGGACAATTAGGCAAGTCTGTCCAATCTGATTTATCAAGCAACCCATCTCTTTTAGCTCTGATGATTATCATTTTTCTATCATAGGCTGAATCAGTCCATGCCTGTGCTTTTGCTGTTTCTATAGCTATCTCATCTGATGTTAAAGCAACTTCTTTATTATCTACATATTTAATTGCACTCATTTTAGCTTACTCCATAAATTTTAAATTTTCCCTTTGCAATACTTCCTGAAGAAAAATCAAACTGAATTTTAGTAGTGGTATTTGCTTCAAAGATATTACAGGCAGATGACATGACAACCACATAATCCGAACCTACGGAAACTCCATGTGTATGAAATTGGGTAAAAACCGCACTATCCGCAACACCATAAACCCACATACGAAAAGACAATCCTTCATCAGCTTCACTACCTGTATTCACACTTTCACCATACACCTGATATTCAGTAGAAGAGCTACTTCCTTCTGTAGCACTACTAGCATTTCTACCTGAGTCCAAATCGCTATCAGTAGAAGTTAATCCTTTTGTCGCTTGGTTGTAAATTGCGGCTGTGTCAATATTCCCATCTGCACCTGCCACTCGTAAACGGAGTTTTACATCATTAGTTTGAGGTTGCACCATAATGCCCTCAATCATATAAACATCAAATCCCGTAAAGGTAGAGCTAGTAAAAGTAACAGATGCTGTTGCTGAAGAAACTGTTGTCGTACCTAACAACTCATGTGCGCCACCCCCTTTGATTAAACTATAGTCTACTCTTTTTAAAACTCCTGCATCACTTACCAAAAATTGGTCTGTATCCGCAGGAGTGCTTGACAATTCTGTTTGAGCTGAAATCGTATCTGCATTTAATTTTGCCCCCGTAACTCCTCCATCTTTAAAACTAACTGCTCCACTACTTACATCAAAATCCCCAGAGTCAAAACTAGCAATTCCTTTATTGCTTGAAGTTGCATCTTCTCCAGCTATCGTAATGGTATCCGTGGCTCCACCCGTGGTGGTAATTCCTTCTCCTGCTGCGATTGTTACTGTGTTGCCATTTGTGATGGTCTGATTCGATCCACTACTTCCAGCAAGAGTAAAGTTTTCCATACTTCCAGAACCATCTGCACCATCTGCACCTGAATAAGAAAAATGAACACTTACGCCATCATTATTTGAAAAAGAACCTGAACTTGTCAAATGCGTCACAGCTACTTTGGTGTATCCACTAGCATCGGTTATAGCTCCCGTTACCTTAAAAGTGGCATAGGTTGCTGGGGTTGATTCTTTTGTAATTGTAATAATGCCTCTAGCTACTGCATTTGTAACATCATCAAAAGATTGTACAAAAGAAGTTATATTTGCTCCTGCATCATCTGCATCGTCTATAAATAAAACCGATACACTTGAAAGCGTTCCATTATTAAAAGCAATTTTACCCGCACCAGGATCAGCATCACTTGTTGAATTATTAAAGGTCATCGAAAGCTGAGGATTAGCACCTAAAGCACCTGTTGCCCCCGTAGCTCCAGTAGGTATTCCTAACGCTAAGGTTAAATCATCTCCTGATAAGGTAGCTGATCCCGTGGCAGAACCACCCGCAGAAACAGTTGATGTATTAACTGTAATCGAATCAATTCCTCTTTTTAGCAAGGTTAACGCTGTACCATTACTATCATAGCCAATCACCTTATTTGCATTATTAGATGTTGTATCGTTATACGGAACTATCAAACTCGGTGGTGTTGATCCTGTTACAAATTCTGGTAGCTGTAAAGTACGATCTATTTTTTCTTCAAACTGTTGTAACACCATGATCGTATTGTCAAAATCTGTTTCTAACGATGCAGCCGTAAAAGATGCTCCTGTTGAATATGCCGATTCTCTCGATAAAGGTTTGTTAGCAAGGATGGTAAGTTTCTGTCCTGTGGTCGGAGCTGAAGCATAATTAACTGTACCCGTGCCATCAGTTGATATTGAAACAGTATAATGAGTGCTTAAAGATTGAGTTGTTTCCCCCAGAATTACTTTGAGTTCTGTATCAGCATTGATCTGAAACGAAAAGGCAAAAGCTGTCTGTGATCCATTGGTTGTGTACTGAACCCGCCTATTGGTATCGTTAATATCAAATGTTGCCATAAACCCTACCTCTACCTTTTATACAATATATATCGATTGATTTCAAACATTAGTTTTTCATAGCCTCAATTCGAACTCGTAATCCTGGATACTTTTGTAACAACAATTCTTTTCCACTTTCTCTAGCATCAGTCAATATGCTATTTAGTCTTATATAGCGATCTTCTAAATCACTTATTTGATAATCATTTTTTTTTATTTCAGCATTTAATTTTGCTAATAAACTTTCGTTAGGATTGTAACCTCTATCATTCTCATCTAAATGAACATTTTTATTTAATTTGTTTGAGTTGTTAATAAAACGAATGTGATCATTAATTTGCTCAGATGATAATTGAATGCCACCTATTTTTTCTTTGTGACTTGTAAAAGTTCCAACTCTTCTCTCGGATAAAAATGTTAATTCTTCATTAAGTTTAGTAAATTGTGGATTTGATATTCTGATTGGTGAAACTAAATTATAATTTAGACCGTCACTTTGTTGTTTTACTTCTCCCCACATATTTAAACCATCTGGTAAGGTTTCAGAAAAACGAGGATTTCTACTTAAAGCCTGATTATAAGATTCATAAAAACCTTTCATAACAGTAGGTAAATAAGCATATTCCGCTTTAATTAATTGTTCTTCAGAAAGTTTTGTACTTGAAGCATCTGGATTTTTTATTCGGTCTATTAAACCTGAATAGGCTGTAGCACCAACAATATCAATACCAGGTGTATATAAATCCACCATGCCTGTAGCTGTAAAAACGACATCAGATGCTTTTTTAACAAGAAATTTTCCCATACGTTCACCAAAACCTTCTGGCACTCCGTATGGATTACCAGCTGCTTTAGCTAATTCTGAAACACCCTGAAGAAATGGCATATTAGTTGCGTACTGAGCTGCTGCCAATGTTCCTGATTTAAATATATTTTCTAAATCAATTAAGTTTTGACTATCAGAGTTTTGAGCATAGTAAGCATAATCAGCTGCCATAGATAGAACTGCTGACATAGGATCAAGTCTAGAAAAAGTATATCCAACATAAGTTCCGTCATCTTGTTTAAAATTAATTGAATATCTATCTATACCCATACCTGTTAAATATTTTTGTGCTTTAGGGTCACTTGGTCCACTACCAACTATTTTAATATTATCACCAAATTGACCCATAGCTATAGCTACCATAATACCAAATGTGGCGTTTCCTAATAAAAGTTTTGACATAGCTCGATCAAACTCTTTTCCACTTTGTTTTGCTGCTCCTGGTAATTTTAATGCCCTATAAACAGGTGACCAATTAAGAGTTCTATCAAATGCTTCTTTCATAATGTTTGTAGGTGTTTTACTAAATGGAACAATCATTTTACCACCAGGCACTGTGTTAGCTAATTGTACAAAACTTGACCAATATCCTTCTGGATTACCTTGAAATGTTCGAATTTTAGCTTCTTGAGCCATCATATCTTTTATAGATTGATTAGGTTCAAGTAATGTATTTGCATAAGCATTTTGTCCTAAATCTTTAGCTTTTGCTTTACTCAATCCACTTCTTCTTGCATTGTCATAAGCCATAGCACTTTCTCTATAAGCCTCTCTATACAACACTGCTCGTTCAGATATAACTTTAAAAAACTCATCCTCCGAACCTAGAAATCGTCCTGGCAATCTAGCAAATATTCCAAGTATGTCTACAACAGCCATTGGATCACCTTCCGAAATACTTTTTGTTATATGAGCAATATTATCTGTTCTACCTATGGCTCTTCTGTTTTTAAGGTCAATTTTACTTGCAAAATCTCCTGCCTCACCTGTAACCATTGATGAACCAAAAGCTTTAAAAGCATCTTTCAAAGACATCATCATTCCATGAGATTCAGCTGCAAACTCTCCTTTGTATACTCTATCTCCAACAACTCCTCTTCTACCTCCAAGTGTTCTGACTTCACCAATTATTCCAGCTACACCAGCTTCAGCTGCTTGTTGAATTTGAAATATAGCATTACCAGCTGTATTAACAATATGTGTAACAGGGCTTGAGAGTATACCATTTATAAATAATTCCATCAAAGTATCATAAGTTCTTAATGCAAAACTATTTCTTGCGTATTCTGCTCTACCAGGACTTGGTAAAGATAAAAATGTTTGAGCATGAAAATCTATCATATTATCATCAAGATTGTTAACAAACTCATCTATTCTATTTGTATAATCACTTAAATTAATATTTTCTAATTTTTGTGTCGCTGATATAGCTCCTAAACCTCTACCATATTCAGATACAGCTCCAGATACCTGACCGAGTAAATTTGTTTGTAGTGATACAAGTAATTTAAATTCTTTAAATAGTTCTTTTTTCTTTTCAGGGTTAGTTGTTTTAAGTATGACTTTTGATTTTTCCTCTAAGTCTTGACCAAGTTTTAGGGTTGCTATTAAACCACCTAAAGTATCTTCTACCCTAGGAACTTCTCCAGGTTTTCTTGATAGTAATTTATAAGTTATTTTATCAAATCCATTAGCTTCTGCTGCCGCAACCATTGTTTCTATTGTTTGTTTTGGTCTGCGTAAAAACTCAAATAATTCTTTGTTATCATTTTTAATTTTTGTCAAAAGTTCTGCTAGATTAACTTGGTCTAAACCTTTTGCTTTTATAACAACTTTAGCAATATTTAGACCTGGTCCTTTATACCCATTAAGTTTTAATGATTCATTAAGAGCTTTTACAGCATCGGCACTTGCACCCTTAACAAGTATTTCACCACCTTTACCTTTTGATATTTCGTCATCAGGTGCAGAATATTTTCTTATTTCTTTTTGTACATCTTCGGCTTTGCCTAGTTGTTGAGATAGATACTCAAGACCTTTTTTAATTTTTTTAACCATTACTCATTCTCCTGACCAACAACAAGTGGTGTTGCACTAAACATCGCCATTCCTTTTTTAACTTTTTCTTTTAGCTGTGGTGTTAGTTCTATGGTAAATCTTTTTTCATAACCTTTTGTTTTATAAATATATACACTTTTATCTTTTTGTACTGCATTTTTATCTAACTTCTTAACAATCTTCTCTGCATTCTTTGGAACAATCTCATCATAGAATTTAGCCACCCCTTCATCATTCCATCGATCCATTTGTGCTTTGCCAGGCGTTATAGATACAAAATCATATCCTTCATCAACTGCTTTAGATAATATTCTTTTTAGAGTTAGCTGTGTCCATTTATCGGTGTCTGTTATGAATGGTGCTGGAGGAGCAGTATTATCTAATACTCTTCTTTCATATTCCTCTAAAGAAGTATCTTGTATATTTGGCATATAGCTTTGCTCTTTTCTATATGTTTGACCCCAATCCGATTGAATCTCCTCTATATAAAATACTTTCTTACCATCGCTTGTTGTTCTATCTTTTGTTCTAAAATGAGCAATGACATTCTCTTCATCAAAATGACTTTCGTCAAATTGCACTTTAGGATTATTATATTTAATTAAAAACTCTCGGTAATTATCTCCGCCTGGTTCTGTGTATTCTCCAAACCTTGTCATTTGTTTTGGTGGGTCAATAAGACCTTCATCTACCATATTTTGTTCAGCTTGTATTACAGCTTCGTCAAATGATTTTATATTTTGCCGTCCTCTTCCTATAAACTTATTTGATTCTGTTTCTCTCATTTCTGCTTCTGATTTATATACCTCATATCCTTGGTCATTACCTCCTTTAATTACATATCCTGTTTCAGGATCAACAAATGTGTAAGTAACTTGATAATTATTTTCTTCTAAACTGCCTTTAGCTTCGTAATCATCTTTTTCACCTCCTAAAAACCTTTGTCTTAGATTTCCAAAATTGTTCATTTCCTCTCTTCCATAAAATCTTGGATCATCAACATCACCTTTTAATTCAACCTCATCTAACTCTATTCTATTTGCATTGATCTGATCTTGTATTTCTTGTTTCGTAATCTTGCCTTTATTAAGAACATCATCAAGTCCTAGCCATTCTATCTCATCTGGTTTTACTCCAGCTTTAAGTAATTGTTGGCGATACTGTTGTCCTGTGCCTTTGTTTTGTTTTAACTGATTAGTTACTTCTTCTGCTTTAGAGTAAAAGTTAAGGCGGTCTGTTTTTGGTTTAAGATTTACAACCTCGCCTTTGTTAGGAGCTAGTTTAGATAATCCTTTATCAACCATCTTACCCATTTCACCTACACCCATACTAGATACAGTTGCTGAACCACGATTTTCATCTACTCTTTTTTGTGCAGCTTCTCCAACTTCTCCTAATTTATTTGTAAGGCTTTTTGCTATTTGCGGAGCTTTTTTAATACCCACAGCGGCTGGACCTAATAAATCAAAAAACTCTCCAAGGTTAAAACCAGACTTTGCATCTTGCTTTAGCTCTTCACTTAAATCTAAGCTATCCATTGCATTGTTAAATAGACCTCTATAAAATTCAGATCCAAAATTTTCTTTAGATAGTCGTTCAAATGTTTCGCCAAATGCTTTAAGTTTTTTACCATCTTCCGCAGTTAATGCATCTTTTACCGCCACAGGTAAAGCAACAGTAAGATCTGGTATAAAACCAGCGGTAGCAGCTCCAACTCCGCCACCTATTCCTGTTACCGCTGACCCTACTTTTTGTAAACCAATACTTATGCTTTCGAGTGTTGCCATTTCTGAATATGGTTTCATAACTAGCATATCGTTTTCATCATAATCAAATTCTAGCTCCATACCTGTAGCTCGTAGATTACGACTATCTTCAATATAATCTAAAATATCATCATCATTCATTACCATAGTCCTTTTGATAATCATTAATCTGTTTAAGTAAAGATGAAATAGAAGGTACCGACTTGTTATTATATCTTTTTATTTTACTGTTTTTATTTGACATTATCGCAATTAAAAGTTGTTCATAATTTTCTATTGAAAATTCATCAGAAATTTGTATGGGTAATTCTAATTTTTGAATATCACTTTTTATTCGTGAAAAATTTGTTGACATACCTGTTTTTAATTTTACGGAAATAGCTTTGTTAATCTCATCTTCTTGTGTTTTTAAATTATCATCTAACCATTTATTTACATCAAATGCCTTTAAGTCTTCTTGTGCTTCGGCAGCGGCAGCTTTTAATCCACCACTTAATTTTGCATATAATCTACTTTCTTTAGTTTCAGCTGCAAGAAGTTGCTTTGGGTTATATGTTTGCAATCCCTTAACTCTACTTAAAGCAATACCTATTTGATTTTTTTTATCAGTTTGTACTTCTTTAAATAAGTTATCATAATCTGCTTTACTGAGTTCACCTCTAAACTTATTTAGTTCGTCAAAATCTAAAATGTTTTTTTCAGCTAACCTTCCTAATCTGTCTTTTTCTAAAGGATTACTTGTTAATCTTTTGCCGCCAAGTTCTACTCGTTCTCGTTCTATATCAAATATGTCTTTGTTGTCTGGATCAATAGTTTTCATAACAATTAGTTGTTTGTTATATTCATCTATATTATTTGTGTCTAACGCTTCATAGGCTTTAAGTTTAGATTCTGCAAATTTAGTTTTGCTGTTCTCGTCATCTGAATCGTCTATAGCTTTTTCAAACCTAATTTCATCTTCTCTTGCTTGTCGCATTTCTTTAATTAATTTTAATCGATCCTCTGTGTTGAGTTGTCTTAACATGGCATCGATCTGTGAGTTGCCTGTTTTTTTATTGGCTGTCATGTTTGCAGTATTATTTGATGTTGTTCCTGTCTGTAAACTTATTGCAATAATTTTTGCTTTATATGAATTTAAATGTTCTTTATCTAAAGTTTCTCTAAGCTTTTGAATTTGAGAGATATTATATTTTCCTTTGGTAAGAGCTTCATTTAATAAAACATTATTTGTCAATGTTCTTCTTTTTACTAATTCATCTGAATATTCTTGTTCGGTTTTACCTGGTGTTAGTAAAATATTATCAATGTGTGTAGTAATTCTAGTTAAAGTAGATTCGATTTCAGCAGCAGTAGTTGCTTTATCTCTTGTAATTTGTATATCTGCTAAATCATTTATGTACCCTTTAAAATGTCCGCCTGTTATTTGTGATAACTCACCTTTTAATTTAATATGATCTGTTGGACTTACATCTTTTAAAATATTAGAATATCCTAGTGATATAGCATCTAAACCATCAGCCACCTCTTGCGGATCTAACTCTTGTGTTTTTGCTTGAGTAATGTATTCTGAAAAATCTCTTGACGCTTGTAATTCTATTTCTGAGATTACATTTAAAAAGGCTGTGCTTCGAGCAGCTTTACCTTTTGTTCCAAACCCAAGTCTTTTTGTAGGATCTTCTCCTGTCTGCGATGCTTGTTCTAACTCCTCCATAGTAATTGGATTAGCAGCTCCATACTGCTCACCTTCTTCTACAACCTTTTCCGCCATTTGATCATAAAAAAAACTAGACATAGTATTGAGCAACCTGGTCATTTGATCTTGTCCTGAAAGTTGTTGTTCTAAAATACCTACCTCGGTTGCAGCACTTGGTCTGTATCCTGAACTTAATATTGATCTATTTTGTCGTACTCTTTCAGCCACTATCTATCCTCCAAACGCTGGTCCTACTCTACCACCTGGTGGTAAAGGAACATTTCTTGTACCAGCCTTGCTCTTTCCTTGTAATGATTTAGCTGAGTATCCAGAACCTCCACCAAGGTTCATCCCACTAAAAGCACCCGACGAACCAACTTGAGCAACATTCATAACTAATCCTGTAATCGCTTGAGTTCGAGCTTGTCTAGCTGCCATAGCTCCTCGGTACTCTAAATTTCTAGCTTCTCTTTCTGATTGTTCAATAGCTAAGAAAGCGTCTTGTTCTAATATTCCAACATCTAAAGCTGCGGGTCGTAAGACTTGTTGTTCCGAGAATACTGCTGCTGATCCTACCTCTGGCAATACACCACTTGAATATCCTCTGGCAATATTACTAGCTAACGCTCTTTTTGTTCGTCTTAGTATTTCATTAGCTGACTCTTTAGCTTTAACTGCTTCAACTCTACCCTCAAGTCTTTTGTTTCGAGCTTGAGCTTCCATTATGGTTTTTTGTACTTTGCCACTTGCAACAGTTGAACGATACTGTAAAACAGATCCTGCTAAATTAATTGCGGCAAATATTGCTCCTGCACTCATTGGCTACCACTTACGCTATACTCTAAACTTAACAAAGTAAAAAACAATGGTTTCGTTTGAGTGATTGATATTTGAGCTTCCGTGCTGTACCCTAGTATAGGAGTAATTCGTTTTCTTCCAGTAAATAAAGTTTCAGAAGAATCAAGGGTATACGGGAACTGTTTAAGACTTACTTCATTTCCATTAATGGCAATATTTTGTGTTTGATGTAGTATAGGAGAAACAGAAACAATTCTTTTTTTTCTACCCGTCATTGTTCCAGATGCAAGTTTAGGTTCGGCGGGAAGAGTCTTAGCTAATACATCGTAATGTAATCCTATCTCTACATAAGTGGTGGGAACTTGGTCAATGGTTATAGCTCCTGACGATACAGTTTTTTCTCCTAAAAATATATCATCTCGAACAACTTCTACAGTTTTACCCTCTAGATGAGTTAACCCTGAAACTGTGGTTGACGATGGTTTACTGCCATCCGCAGATCCATTAAATAACTGAAACGATGCATCTGTTGTTCTATCATCATCTAATCGTTCTATGTAATGTTTTGTGCTACTATTGATCGTTCTTTTTACGACTACATAAATATCATCAATATCCACCGCACAATCTTCATAAGTACCATCCGTTATAAACTCACTTGGAGCAACCACCTTTTGTGATCGATGCACGGAATACGCTGCCATAGTCCCGTCCGTACCATTGACTATCATAAGTAAGTCGCCATCATCCGTAGAAGTCGCTCTTCGAAAAGCAAGTTTGACAGGGTTTTTTAACAAATGACTTGATAATAAAGAAATATTATTTGCTTGATAAGATAATTCTGCATCACTAAATAAAAACTCTCGCAATGCTTTACCTGATCGTTGTAAAAAAATCGTACCCCCTTCAACAGATACAGGCATAATATTAGGTTTTGATCCAGAAGAAGTTGCAGCTTTGATAGTTAGGTTGCCAGGAGTTATGGGTTGTCCTTCTGCTTGTTGTACAAAAAATTCATTACCAGTACTAAAGATCTGTAGATCTCGACCAGAACGAATACCCGTAATCGCATTGACAGAATCTGAAGATAACAATGCAAAGATAGCATCATCGTCTAAACCTTCTGCTTCAAGAAAATTAAAAAAGTCAGAGACCTTTGATCCAAATAAAGCACTCGGTAAAGCCTTAGAACCGCCAAAATATAAACGCCCTTCATGAAACACACCGGAACGAGGAAACCCTCTAGCAGTTGAAAAAACATCTTCATAGCCAAGTTCAAATTCATATGCATTTGTTGTAACTGCACTTGTATTAAAAAAGGGAAGTTCTACATGAGCTTTTGCAACTGTAGCAGAATCAATTTCAATAATTCTTGCTCGACCAAATCCATTGACTACATTCACAAATTGATTGACCAAACTATCTATCACAAAAGTAGATGTGTTGTCAGGTTGTGTTGTCCAATTTACAGAAACAGTTGCTACTTTTGAAGATCCTACATAATCAGAAATAATTCGAGTTTGTCCTGATCCTGTTCCTCCAGTAATATTTATTGTCGATCCAATAAAAATATCATTGGTACTAGAAGCAGAAGTATCTAGCGTTATGGTATTAGACCCCCCTGATTGTGCGGTATTACTTCTGCCAGAATGAAAAATATTACTAGAAGCGGTCAGGGTAACTGTGCCATCAATCGAGGAGGGGGTAATTGTTCCAGCAGGATTTGTTGTTGTTTTCGTAAACGCAAACTTCGGAGATATTAAACCAATCGTAGCTGCGGTCCAAGTTGTATTATTAGCACCCCTTACAATCGATAACGGAGCGAGATCTTCATGTAATAAAATTAATGTGTCCGCAGATTGTGTAAAAGTTATTGCATCAAACGATATATCTCCTAGCGATACAGTTAAATAATTATTACCACTTGCGTTAATATTAGTTTGTAAAACACCCTGCCGAAAAACAAACATTCTTGCATTATCGGAAGTAGCAGTAGAAACTTTAACAAACACAAGCATAAAAGAATCTGTGCTTGAAAACTCAAACGGAATCAAACGAATACCCTGTTGAGCAGTAAACGATCCACCTAAATCAGAAGAAACATCTAGCAAAAATTGTTGTCCTGGTCTTCTTTCAATCGCACCTTGCGGAATACATACGATATTAGTTGCCTTTTCTAATCCCGCTTGATACTGACTAATATCAACTCGACCTTTTACAAGCGGATCAAACTCTCCCATAGTAAATGATGATTGATACTGAACAATTCGACTCATGCTCCTCTCACTTCGGTTAAGAGATACTGAGCAATAACGGGTGGAGTTTCTCCCGCACCATCTAAATTAATGGCGGTTCTAAAATAACCTCCTCGGTTATTATCGGCAGCTCCACCGAGTGCGATGTTTTTATAGTATGCTCCTTTTTCTGTTTGGTCTGTAATGGTTTCCGCTAAGTTCCACGCCAACATATAAACAAGTAACTGCGTAAAATAAACAGGAAGCTTACCTTCTACAATATCTTGTTGATAATCTACAAAGATTGAAGTGTTATCCGTTAATAATGTTTCCCCTTGAATTTGCCAATCTGTGATCGTTGATGCTCCTCGATCCTTTGAGTTATAGACCGATCGTGGCACACTATTTATCATGTCTGGTGGTAGTGAATATTGATATAAAAAATGGGCGGTAGGTGCTGTTGATAATCTAGCTAACTCCGCTTTTTTTAATGTAAATGTCCAAGGATACATTCCAAGGGTTGTGGTTTTGACTTTGGGATAAATAATATCTAAAGCATTACCAACCGCTGTTCCGTTAGAAAAACTCGCAATCGTATCAGCACCGAGAAGAAGTAATGCTTGATTTGCAATGCTTACTTGAGTATCTCCCGTTGCCATAAAAAATCCTTTATTAAAAGTGGAGAGCCGAAGCTCCCCACAGTTCGTCTGTTAATCTGCGTCCGCTACACTAAGTGCTGTTCCGTCACTCACATCAACTACTGAAGAAGCGTTGGATAATACAACGACTAAAGAAGCAGTAGGTGTGTTTGAATCATGAACATAAATTAGATCACCGACTTTTACTTCATCAGATACTGCATTAAAGTATCCAGAAGTGTTCATTGTTGCTAGACTATCCGTAGTGGTATAAGACCACATCTGGGGTGCAGAACCTCGTTTGCTCATGCCCCCAATAGGATTCCAACCTGCTCTTGCAAATGCCATAATTTACCTCCTATGATTCTCTACAAGTTACTTTAATTAAACCAGCGGTATCGATTACAACTGCTCCAGCAGAATACATCGCACTTACTAAAAACGAAGTTTTTTCTGGAACATAATTAACCTCCACTTTTGGTGCGACACTTACGCCACATCCAATCGCTGATCTGTGATAAAAGAAAGTGTTTCTATCCGAACTGCCATCAATGGCAAGTCCGCCCTCTGAACGATCACCAACAACATGAAACTGAAATCCCATCATGGTATCAATCTCACCTTGCACTAATGCTCGAATGTTTTGGAAATCACCAGAGATTGCTCTTTCATCGCCTAATAGTCCAGCAATGCTGTTCGCATGAACAACCGCATGACGATCTGTTGGTGGAACATTAGCAGCATCCATAGCTTTTTTTGCTGCAATAATTTTTCCGATATTCAGATCTGATGCTGCTGCTGATCCTGAAGTTACTACTGTATTTGCAATAGTTGCTCCTGGTGAAGCTGCTTCCATAACATCGATAATAATTTGATCTTCTCTTCTGGCAATGGCTTTGCCGACTACATTTGCCAATTCAGATCTTTCGTCAAAATTTACCTTACTTTGATCGAAGATATCACTATATTCAGCCGCAATAAAATCTGAAAGCTGAGCTGTCGCTGAGCTGAACTCGGTGTTTAAAGGAATAATATCGGATTGTGGGGTTCTAACTTGAGCCACGCCTTTTCCAATTTTAGGAAACTTGACTTGAGATCCCTGAACATTTGTTCTCATTCTAACACTATTATTCAAAACAGATTCACCTTGATATGCTTGTTTTACCTCCGCTTCAAACAGGGTAATAAAAGCTGTTGATAATCCTGTACTCATAATTGTACTCCTGTTAAATAATTAAAATTTTTATTAATCGCTTCGGTTATTGGAATAAGATCCAGCCAAACATATAAGGAATTGCCTTACACAATCTCATTTCTGAGAAGCCAAACCAGCCGAAAAGGTTATTGGTTATTTAATTTATAAACCATGTAAAATCATTTTACAAGAAAAAAAGTACCTTCTAGCGTTTATCGTAAATGCGGTGATACGTTTTTTTAAGAAACTTTTTTATAAATGCCTTAATCCATGACTTTAAATAGAACTTTGCTATGCGAATAGGGATGAGTAGGGGAGTCGTTAAAATATCAAAAATCAATAAAAACAGATCAACACTAAAATCAATAATATTATCTGCATCTTTAAATTTTTGTTTGATTGTCTTTAGGATAGTTTGCCTAACCTTTCTAACTCAATCATGTCTTTTTCCACTTTCTTTCTAAAGGCGTCATCCGTTGCGTATTTAGGATCAGCAACCCTCGATAATACTTCATCTTTGTCTAAACCATCAACTTGCATATTCATAGTGGGTATTTCTTTTTCGCCTGTCATACCTCTAAAAATATTTAAGATTCGTATACCTTGAGCAGTACCCCCCATGATTTTAAATTCTTCAAAGTCCTCTTTGTTTAAGATTCCCTGACTGACTAACTTTCTACCCCAATT